CCCTGGCTTCGCATAATGACCTCGGCGTTACGTTACCTGCGGCGGCCGCAGGCCGAATGCGAAGCCCGGAAAATCGCCCCGCGCCGGGCGAGCATTTACACGTAATGCCCATTATGCGAGGCCACAACGGCCCCAGGATCGACGAAAGCCCCTCAGGTGAACCCCGAGGGGCTTTTTGCTTTTGCGTGTCAGCAGGCCCCTTCGGAAGCCCCGGCAGGTCAAGGGCCGCGACCCCGGCTTGTCAGCGCTTGCGGTGACAAACGGAGTCCCGGGCGGAGCGAACCCTTGAACCCACCTCGGCCAACAGCCTCCGCAAGGGAGGGAGGGGAAGCTTTATCTCCCCTGCCTCCCGAGCCCTCGGCGGCAAGAGCGGGATGACAAGGGCAGAGCCCTTGGTGTTTACGGGCTGTCCCTCGGCAGTGGGGTTTCAGGATTTTGCCGCCCCGAAAGCGGAGTGCGATGACGAGCGAAGCGATGCCCCGCAGGGGTGACCGTAGGTCATCGAGCTCTTCCGCGAAGCTGAGCTTTCGGGGCGGCTTTTGGCTTTGGCTTTTGCTGTGCCCGGCGGGAGCCGGGTCCACCTACTCTAATGGTGGACTCTTGTCTAACGGTTAGAATTTCTGACCACTTTCTGATCAGTCTTCGCGCTGGACAATCGCGCCCGAGGCTCCGACCTCCAGCGACGTAATGACGCGCTCCAGGAAGGCATGAACCAGCTCTGAGTCCTTCATCGGCTGCATGCCCCTCTTGACCAGTTCCTTGTTGATTTCGACGGCTTTTTTCCGCAGCGCCTCTTGTTCTGCTTGGGTCAGTCGGATGTTCGTAGGCATGTCTCGTCTCATCGTTCGCACCTTCCAAATATGCATGTGTGCAGGTTATTAGTGTTGACGTGTGTGCGTGTGTACGTCTACATTCGCGCCAAATGTTATGTGTGTGCATGCATCCGATGCTCGACCGAATCCACATGTTCATCCGCTTCCGCTCGGAGCACGTCCAGATGATTGGTCGGCCCGAGTCCCCGACCCTGGTCGTTGACCTGGAGTCGTTGGGGGTGCGCATGCGGTCTTCGGGCGGCGTGCTCAGGCGTGAGGACGGGGAGGGGTACGACGTGGAGGGGCTTTCCCATGCCTGGGAGTCGCTGCCGTCGAGCTACACGCCCATGGCCTTCAAGGTGTTCCATCAGTCCCTGGGCAAGCGCCTTGATCCTGGTGTGGAGCTGAAAGCGTCTCCGGCCAAGCTGCTCCAGGGGCACAACGTCTTCGGGCCGACCTCAATCCGCATGGGGGCTGAGGTCATGTTGAAGTGGCTGGCTGGCACCTATCCGGACCTGTATTCGAAGCTCGATGTGCTGTCGATTGAGGTCTACGCCCTGGACTGCACGTTCTCGGCACGCATGCCGAATGAACAGACCGCCCTCCAGGTCATCCAGTTCATGCGCGGGGTCAGCAATGGCCAGACCCGCAACCGGGGTGACGACTACGAGACCACGGCCTACTGGGGTTCGAAAGAGGGGCGTCTGCGCAAGATCAAGGCGTATCTGAAGGGGCCAGAGTTCCGGCGTCAGTTGGACGAAATTCTCAAGGCTGCTCGCGGTGCCACGGTCGATCCGGAACCGCGCCAGGACCTGGATAACGCTCATGTCCGCGCCTGGAAGCTGCACAAGCGCGAGCGGCACATGCCCATGTCGAGCCTTTCTGCTGCGCGGACGCTGCGGGTCATGCAGGACCCTCGGCTCCAGGAGTTCGCGCGGCTTCTTCTTCGCCTCGAGGCGACCGTCATGCATCGCTGGTTGGAGCGGCGGAATCTGCCGACGAACCTGTGGGAGCTATGTGACTACCAGGAGGCGCTTCGTGACCAGGAGCGCTGTTTCATTCAGGAGTGTTGGAGAGCGGTAACTGCTGAGCTGTTCGCGGCCTTTGAGGGTATGACCATGAAGCGAATCGACGATGACAAAGTGCTGGCCGCACTGATCGAGAAGTACACGAAAGTAGGGAAGGGCAGGTGGACCAAGGCCCGCGCCGACAAGGCAACGGGAGCGATCATCCCTGCTGTGTTCGTGCCGGGCAAGCCCAGCGATGCCTACGCCCGGAACCTGTTCCGTACATATCGCAGCCTTAAGGACTACGGGTGGGAAGAGACCATGGCGTCGATGAATCGCGCCAGTTTCTACAACCACGTGCGTGACCTACAGGCGGCCGGCATTTCCAAGGCGATGCTCCAGAACCTGAGTGAGTACGACAACACCCGCAACGTGGTGCCGATCCTGCGGTTGCTGGAGGTGGATTTCTCGGCGCAGTACCCCGACTGGTACGTCGAGCCGACCGTGGAGGCCGCGTGATGCTCGCGCCGACTCTCGAAGCCCTCGCGCTGCTCGCCGGTGCCGCAACCCTCATTCACGCCCTGGGCGTGTGGGTGCGCAGCGATGGATAAGGCGACCCATCAGCACCTTCGTTTCGACCTGGAGCAGGACATTTCCCGCCTGCTCGATGACGAGCACCTGGTGCGCCAGGTCCTGGACCTGGTCATGCGCCGAGTCGTCCAGGAACAGGCCGCAGAGGCCGTTCGCCGGCAGCGCATCAACCGAGACTTCAAGACGTTCCGGCGCGGCCGGAGCGTGACGCCGCCCGCATGGGCATTTCGTGAACCGGGCACAAGCCCACAAGTTGAACCCCTGAGGTAAATCATATGCTCGCTCTCATCGGCCTGTGCCAGGGCTATTACTCCGATACTCGCAACGTCAATACCGCCAACGGTCCTTCGCAGATTGTTGAACACTCGGTGCTCGTCCAGGTTGAGCAAACCAATAAGTTCGGCATGCCGGAAACCAAGGTTATTCAAGTCCGCATTTCGAAGCGGCACATGGATGGCGGGCTTAATAATGTCTGGAAGATGGAGAAGGGCAAAACTGTGTCCGTCCCGGTATTTATCCAGGCCTGGGCGAGTAAGTCCGGTAACGCTGGATTCGATTATTGGCTATCAGGTGACGGCATGCCGTTGAAACTTCAAGCCGCCCAGGAGAAAGCCGCTTAAGGGTCCCGGCCTTTTTCGGCGAAAAAGGACGGGTAGGGGATAAGCATGAATTTTTTGGGCTGTGACGGTGTTTGGCTGGCCAGGGAAGATGGTTCAACTATCTGTCAGGGTCAAATGAAGACTTTTACGGTCCAGGAAATGCGGGAGTTCTTGACTCCTGCAATGACAATTGCGCAGAAAGCTCAAATCACCGGCGGGCTGTTGACGTTGTTTGTCGCGGTCTGGGTGTTTAAGAAGATGCGCACATCAATTCCACACTAGGAGTAAGTCCGATGAAACAACTGTTCTCCCTGGGCAAGCGTGAAGCCGTTATCGGTGGCTCGTTGCTGATGACGTCCGGCCTCTCGATGGCCGCTGAGGGCGATATCGACACTACCAAGGCCCTGGCCTATATCGCGGGCGGTCTGGCTGCGGCGGCAGCTGTGACCGGCGCCATGTTCGGCTTGGTGGCCCTGATTGGCGCTGCCAAGAAAGCCATGCGCGCAGGGACCTAATCGACCCTCAGTCAAGCCGGTGGCGGTCACTCCGCCCCGGCTTTTTTATTGCCCGGAGAAAGGATAAATGAGGATTAAGAAATGTATATCAGTCCTGAGGATATCGCTTTTTATGGTGTGCTTATTGCCATCGCTATTCTTTGCTCGGGGCGCTAATGCAGAACAGTTTTATTGGGTTGTGGCATCGCCTTCTGCTGTCGCCGGGGGGAGCTACGGTTCACCGTCATCGGCGTGCGCTGTTGTGTTCGATTATTACAAGCCGACAACTAACTGGATCAAATCTGTTGAGCCTGTGCGAAGAAATGACACGGTATTTGATTGCTTTGCGCGCGGCACGAATGCGTCTGGAAGTGCGCAATCTGGAAATATTGGAGTCATTTCTCGAAGAGGCGATTCGTGCCAGCCAGGGGCTGAATATGATTCGGCTGCGGGAGTTTGCAAGGAGCCGCCTAAGGAGTGCGAAGTTGGTACGCCTAACTTATTTCGTAGTTCGAGCTATCCGATTATCGTGATTAATGGGAAGAACACGGTTCCTAGTTCTCCGCCGTCTGGCTGTTTGAGTGGCTGCGCCTATGAGGCGGATAGTTCTCGGCCAACATCCTGTTATCGCACTCCAGGCTCTACAACTGAGGGGTTCTGCAACTACACGCTCAAGAGCAACGGCCAGAACTGTTCAGCAGACTCCGGCAACCTGGGCGGCACCGGCCCTTCGCTCAGCGAACCGAATCAACCGCCGGTGACCGACCCGCCTTCGGACCCGAATGACCCGGGCTGTCCGAAGGGCTACAGCTGGTCCGGCACCACGTGCGTGAAGACGCCGACCGATCCCACGGACCCGACCGACCCGAAAGACCCTGGTGGTGATGGCGGTGGTACTGGTGGTGGCGATGGCGGCGGCGGTACAGGCGGTGGCGGTGATGGCGGAACGGGCGGCGGTGACGGTGGTACCGGCGGCGGAGACGGAAACGGTGGAACTGGCGGTGGTGATGGCGATGGCGGCGGCACGGGTGGCGGTGGCGATGGCGGGGGAGACGGGCAGTGCGATCCGGCCAAGGACCCGAACAAATGCGGCAGCGGCTCCTCGATCTCCGGCGACGGCGACTGCAAGGTTGCGATTCAGTGCAACGGCGACGCAATCCAGTGCGCCATCGTTCGCCAGGAAAAGGCCGCCCGCTGCGCGGATGAAGAGTTCCGCACGGTCGATGACAAGAAGATTCAGGACCTGAAAAACACGCTGGCCGGCGAGTTTTCCGGGCCTGAGTACGAACCCATCACCGCCACCGGCGAGAACACCCATGACCTGTCGAAGCTGCTCGACACCAGCGGTCGCTTCTCCAAGTCCTGTCCGGTCATTCCTGACTTCTCGTTCCCCTGGTTCGGCAGTACTCAGACGGTGTCGCTCAGTAGCGTGTCGTCCGATCTGTGCGCGTTCTTCCAGTGGTTCGGGTATCTCCTGGTCGCGTTCGCCATGCGCGCCGCGGCTGAAATTATTGCGAGGGGGTTGAACTGATGCCGGCATTGATCGGGGTACTACTGCGGGCCATCGGCTGGTCGCTGATCCCGCTGGGTTGGAAGCTGCTGCGCGGCTTGGGGTTCACCGCTGTTGCCTTCGTTGGCGTCAAGGCGGTGATGGATCAGGCCAAGGACTACGTGTTCAGCAGTCTCGGCGGCGTGCCTGCGCAGTGGCTCCAGGTCCTGGGGCTTCTGCAAGTGGACGTTTGCATCAACATCCTGTTCTCCGCGTACATCGCCCGCGCCGTGCTGTGGGGTATGGACAAGTCTGGCGGCAAGTCCGGCATGCGCTGGACCGGGCCGAAGTAA